TAGACCCCCCTAAAAACTTACAAAAAAAGTTTTATATATATAATGCAATAGTACCCTATAATTTTCCCTAAATTTTTATCCTTTTGTTAAGTTTTTATTTATATAGATATATTATATTTTTTTTATTTTTAGTATATTCGTTAGTTTTTGCAAATACCTGAAAAATATATTGAATTGCCCTGTGGATAAATATATAGCCTAAATAATAAAAACCCCTAAGATTATATGTTTTGTATCCAGTTTTTCATTACTTATAAAAAACTTGACAATTATCAAAAACTACGCTATACTAATTATGTAGATTTGATATATTATCGCCTACCAGCTTATCCCGTCCCCATAATATTCTTCCCCTTTTCAGTGCAAACTTGAATGGCTGGTGAATAGGGGATGGTATAATGTCTTATTATTATTTAACAATTACCATTTAACAATTATTATATAATATATGTATTCCCTAACCCTTACCCATAAATTTGATTCAGCCCACAGATTAAGAGATTATGAAGGTCCTTGTGCTAATATCCACGGGCATACTTGGCGTGTAAAGATTAAAATAAAAGTTGATGAATTAGTAAAAGATATGGTAATAGACTTTAAGGACTTGAAAAATGCTATAGACAAGAGGTTTGACCATAAATTTATTAATGACCAAGTAAATTATAATCCGACAGCAGAGAATATTTCAAAAGATATTTATAATATGGTTAGAAAGTTATATTTTGGTATAGCAGAAAAAGGAGAAGACAAGATAATGCCTATTATAGCAGTAACAGTCTGGGAGAGTGATAATGCATCAATTACATATTCAGAATAGTCCTTATTTGGGCTATTTTTTAAATTTATGATGAGACCCTGTGTACAATGTGGAGCTACTGGAAATAAGGAATGGAATTATTCTTTTGATGATGCCACACGGATAATAACGGCAACCTGTAAGGAATGTGGAAATAAAGTTAGATTTAACGCTAAGAAGAGGAACCCGCCCAAGCCAAAAAGTGAGAGAGTAAGGGGAGAATTTGAGACACGGAATGGAAAATCTTATATGAAAGATATAAAAGGCAATTTCAGAGAGATTTGTGTGGTAAAGAACCCATTTCCTTGGTTTATGCAAGTAATATTTAAAGATGAATTTACATTACATCAACGTAATAATTCAGATATTAAAATATTTTTAGAATAAATTAACATAAAAATTATGACTAATACAACAAAAGTAAAGAAACCTTGCCCACCAACAGGACCAGCTAAAGATGGCAGAGGAAAAGGAACTGGCAGACCAGGAGGTTCACGCAGTGGCAAACGCAAATAAAATAGATAAATATGTTTAAAGTAAACGAAATATTTAAGTCCATTCAAGGGGAAGGTATTGATATTGGCTTACCAATGGTGTTTATACGGTTTGCAGGGTGCAATTTAGCCTGTAAATGGTGCGATACTCCGTATGCCAGCCGAGAGGATAGTAAATATACTGAGAAATCTCTTGAGGATACTATAGAGTATGTCTCGTCTTGTGGGGCAACTGCAGGAGTATGTTTAACAGGCGGAGAGCCGTTTGTTCAGGATACAGAGGAGTTAGATAAATTGATTTATGCTTTAAAGGGATTAGGATACTTTTTAAATATAGAAACCAATGGTTTTATCTTACCAGACTTAAAAAATGGTAATTTAGTAGATAGATTCAGTGTTTCGCCTAAATTATCCAGTTCAGAAAATGTTAAGGTCAAGATAAAGACTTTACAGAAGTATGTAGATGAGTATCCACATAAAACCTTCTTTAAATTCGTTATAAGCAATGAAGATGATTTCAAAGAAATGGTGAGTATTCTAAAAAAGCTAAAAGGATTTACCAATCACAGGATTCCAGTTATAGTTCAGCCAAATGTAGATGCGTTTCTTGCCTTAGATGTTAATAAGCAAGCCAGTCAATTTAAAGAAGTCCTGAAAATGATTTTAGATAGTTTTAGAATTGTAGCAACTAAATATAATATTAGAATTATCCCACAGATACATAAATTTATCTGGCAAAATAAAAGAGGTGTATGAAACCGTATAAAAGGTATTTGCCTTATGAAATAGAAAAAAATGTAAGAAAGCCTAATTGGCAAAGAAGAGTAATTGGAGTATTAATCTTAATATTTGGAATTATTTTTCTATTAATGACTTTATGAATCAACAAACTATAACTTTTTTAACAGAAAGTAATTTAATCGAAGGTGTTGGGGAAGAAGGATTGCCTGATAGCATTAAAGCATTTACCTACTTAATGCAAGTAAGAGCACCTCTCACAGAAAAGCATATTTTAAAGACTCACCGCTTGCTGATGAAGAATTTAGACCCAGAGATTGCAGGGAATATTAGAGATGGTGGTGTGCAAGTAGCATTAAGAATTTGCCCACCATACGATAAAGTTAAGGTTTTATTGCCTAATTTTTTAACGGATATAAATAAAGATATAAAAAGTAAGGATAACCAAGCGAATTCAGAAAAGATTTGTAAGAAACTACACAGAGTATTTGAGCTAATCCATCCTTTTTGGGACGGCAATGGAAGAGTAGGCAGAATGATTTGGAACTGGCACAGGAAACAAAAGAGTCTGCCACTTTTGATAATAAAGGATGCTGAAAAATATGATTACTATAAATTATTCAAATAAAGTATGTTCGTCAAAACATTATCAGAATTTAAACAAGCAGTAGCCTCTTTGCCTAAGTTAATAGCGGTAGATACAGAAACAACCTCGCTAAACCCAAGACAGGCGGAATTAGAGGGTATAGGTTGGGGAGATGGGAAGAATCAGTACTATATTGATTGGGGAATCTGTGATTTTAGAGATGAAGCAATAGATGCTTTTAAAAGTTTATTTAAAACCCACGAGATAATCTTTCATAATGCCAAGTTTGACATAAAGATATTTAAAGTGGTTTTAGGAATAGATTACCCTGATAAAATCCACGACACAATGATTATGAGTTGGTTATTAAATGAAAATAGAGGACACGGGCTAAAAGATTTGACAACCACAATTTTAAAAAGAAAGGTAGTTAAATATGACCAAGTACAGAAAGAGGTTACTTTATTTGATGATGCAGAATCAATAAGACAGGAAATGGCAGATTATTGTTGTGCAGATGTGAAAAATACTTTTGATTTATTTACAGAATTTAAGCCTAAAATGGAAGAAGAAGATTTGTGGTATTGTTATGGGACAATTGAACTGCCCTTAATCAAAGTTTTAACAGATATGGAATTAAAGGGGGTTACAATAGATATTAGTAAATTACAGCAGTTAGCAAAAAAGGCAGAGTCTATTTTATTGGAAAAAGAATCTTTAGTCCAAACCTTAGTTGGTAATGAAAACATAAATATCCGTTCCAGTAAACAGTTAAGAGACATTTTATTTACCAAATTAAATATTATACCAGAAAGGATGACTCCTTCGGGAGTACCTTCCACAGATAATGAAACTTTAAAAGAATTGGCTAAGGAAAATAGTGCAGTACAGGCAATTCTGGATTTTAGAGAGTTTGATAAATTAAATGGCACTTATTTAAAAGGATTGCAGGAAAAAGCAGAAGAAGGGGTGTTACACACAGATTTTTTACAACACAGAACAAGAAGCGGGAGATTGGCAAGCGCTAACCCTAATTTACAGAATATACCAGTTAGATTTGATGAATTTGATGTTAGACAGGCGTTCGTTCCACGAAAGGGGTATAAGTTTATTATAGCTGACTACTCTCAGATAGAGTTAAGAGTAGTAGCCTATTTTTCCCAAGAAGAAGCAATGACAAAGATTTTTAATGAGGGTGGAGACATTCATCAGCTCACAGCAGATATGGTAGGTTGCTCAAGACAGCACGCTAAAGCAATAAATTTTGGCTTGATATATGGATTGGGACCGACAAGATTGGCAAAAGATTTAGAAATTTCTTTTGAACAAGCCAAAGCGTATATGCAGACCTTTTTCCATCAGTATCCAAAGCTAACCTCTTATATTTCCTTTGTTCAGAACAGCGGGTTATACGCAGGTTATGTAAATACCTTAACCCGCAGACGAAGAAGATTTAATTTTTCACGTAGCTCTTCTAAAGGAGAGATAGAATCAATTAAAAGAAAATTAATAAATACAAAGATTCAAGGGTCGGCGGCAGACCTAATGAAAATAGCAATGCTTAGAATAAACCGAGCGTTAAAAGGATTAGACGCATATATGCTTATTCAGATTCACGATGAAGTAATAGTAGAAGCCAAGGAAGATATAATAGATGAGGCAATGGCAAAGGTTGAAGATGCTATGGAAAATGCAGTAAAGTTTAATATACCAATTCCAGTGGAAGCCAAAATAGCTGATTGCTGGAAAAAATAAATTTATGTCATTATATATTTGTGATAATTGTGGTGGTGTTGAAAACACTGCCCTGTCATTGTGTAGTTGGACGAGCGAAGAAAAACTTTGTTCAGAATGTTGCCCCGCCCAGAAAAAATGGCATAATAAATTTAAAAAGACTTATAAAATGCCGAAAGGCGAAAGAGATATATTTAAAGAGATAAGTTAATAAATTTTTTTCTATGAATGATACAAACCGATTAAAAATTGAAGACCTTATTCGCCAGATACTTGTGTATTTGGGGGAAAACCCTGATAGAGAGGGCTTAAAGGGGACTCCCAGCAGAGTAGCCAGAATGTATAAAGAAGTTTTTAGAGGGTATAAGAGCGAACTGCCTAAAATCACAACTTTTTCAAATGATACTGATGGAATTACTTATGACCAGATGATTGTAGACCAGGGAGATTTTTATTCTCATTGTTTGACAGGAGATTCACAGGTAAAGACTGTGAAGGGGACTTTTAGAATTAAAGATTTAGCTGGCAAAAAAGAAAAAGTTTATTGTTATGATGAAGAAAACAAAAGATTTACAATTTCCGATGCTACCAATATAAGAAAAACCAGAAAGAATACAGAAGTATGGAAATTGACTACTGATTATAATGTTATCTATGCTACTCCAGACCATAAATTTCTTACTTATAATCGCGGGTGGATTCAATTAAAAGATTTGCAACCTAAGGATAGTTTAGTAGCTTTGAATACACGCCTATATGATGATTATTTGAATATTCAAGCAAGTCATTTAAAAGATGGGTGGAAAAAAGAGCATAATTTCATTTACGAAGAAGTGTCAAAGATTAAACTAAAAAAAGGAGAATTAGTTCATCATATAGATTATGATAAAAGAAATAATAGCATAAGTAATTTACAAAAATTGACTAATAAAGAACATTCAAGTTTGCACGCAAAGGAGTTTCAAGAATCTTTATCTTTGGAGGAAAAATCGGAAAATGGAAAAAGAGCTAATAGAGGATTTCAGAATTTACAAAACAGTAATCCAGCTAAGTATAAAAAAGTAAAGAAAAAAGCAACTAATTCATTAAAGAGTTTTTATCAAACAGAAGCAGGAAATAAATTAAAGGAAGATAAAAGTAAATTTATGCAAAAGGAATGGAAAAAAAGAAAAGAAATGAATAATCATAAAGTTGTAAAAGTAGAATTCTATGGTAAAGAAGATGTGTATAATATGGAAGTAAAAAAATATAAGAATTTTGTTGCTAATGGTTTAGTAGTTCATAATTGCGAACATCATATGGTGCCGTTTTTTGGGAAATACTATTTTGCGTATATCCCAGATAAAACTATTTTAGGATTAAGTAAGGTTGCCAGAGTAGTTGAGCACTTTTCAGCTAAATTACAGATTCAGGAAAGATTAGTTAAAGTAATTGTAGATGCGTTAGAGTCTGCTTGCCAACCGAGAGGAATGGCTTTGATAATGAAGGGTGAACATCTATGTAAAGAAATGAGAGGGGTAAAGAATAAAGGTGTAATGATAACCAGTGAATTAAGAGGAGTTTTTAAAGATGAACACAAAGTTAGACAGGAATTTCTTGATTTAATTAATCTAAAAGCAAATATCTTATGACATTTATTATTGTAAAAACTAATTTTGAAGCTATGCATTTTTGGTCAGAAGCTACACAAAAAGTTGCTTTTTTAAAAAACTTGCATAGACATATTTTCTTTGTTGAGGTTAAAATGGAAGTTACAGAGTTAGATAGAGAAATTGAATTTTTTACACTGAAAAAAGTATTAGATGATTATATCGGAGTAAATTATAAAGGACTTGAGTTTTCTAAGAGCTGTGAAATGATTGCGAGCGAAATAAAAGTATATTTAGAAAATAATTATAATAATAGAAAAATCTCGGTGGCTGTCTTTGAAGACAACGAAAACGGGGCTATCTGCGAATAAATATGATTTTACAAAAGAAACGACAAGAAATATTGGATAATCTTCCTCCAAAATTGAGAGAAACTTTAGATTGGAAGAAACTCGACCAAGAGGTAAGTACAACCATTACCCAGAAACAGCCCAGAATCTATCAGATTGAATTGACCTCTAAGTGTAATTTTAAATGCACTTTCTGTCCACGGACACAAGATTTGGTAAAGAATAGAGTCAGAGATTTGACAATAGAAATGTCTTTTAAGCAATTTAAGATAGTCTTAGATAAAATGCCTTGGCTAAAGTCGCTTGAATTGTTTATGTTCGGAGAACCTTTTCTTCAGAAAGACTTACCTAAATGTATTGCTGAGTGTACAAAAAGAGATATAAGTACAGTAATTGCCAGTAACTTGATGTTAGCTACTCCTGAAAGGGTTGACGAAGTATTTGAGGCAGGACTCGATTATCTGGTTATGGATATTGATTCATTGGATGAGAAAAAGTATTTAAAATATAGAGTTGGTGGAAATTTCGAGTTACTACAAGAGCGGGTTAAATATATTTTAGCTCACCCCAAAAGACCTTATTGTATAGTTCAGACCATTTCATTAGACAAGGAAAAAGAATATACCGAAGAAGAATTCTTAGAATGGACGGGGGGACTAAAGCCAGACATAATTACTTATAAATTTTTAGATACCTTTAGAGGATTAATTTTAGATAAGGGAGAGTTTAAGGGAATTTGTAAAGACCCTTTTTATGGATTCAGTATCCACGCAGATGGAAATATAGTACCTTGTGATAAAGATTGGTCTGGAATAAATGTAATGGGTAATATTTTTAAAGATGATGTAATGGAAGTTTGGCACAGTAAAAAGTATAAAAATTTTAGAAAACAGATGTTATCAAAGAATCATAAGCCCCCAATGTGCCGAAAATGTGTGGAGGGGGGGTTAATAAATTTTCGAAGTCAACTGCGTGTGCAGGTTAATATGTTAAGAGGAAAATTTATTGACAATAAATAATTATGCAAGCTGATTTTCAAAAAAACAAGAAGAATGACTGGCGTTGGGTTTATACACCATTTGGCTGGGTATGGTGGAATTGTGTTACCCACGAACTTGAATATAGTTTTTGGAGGGGAATGTTTAAAAAAATATTTAACAAATAAACTTATGATAATTTATTTACCTTTAGAAGATTTAGAGCAACGCTATACTAAAATGATGAATGCTACTATCAAACCTTATGTAGATAAGTATTTGTATCCAAAGATAAAAGATTCAGGCAAGATAGAAAAGGGGCAATTTCTTGATATTAATAAAACTTGCATATTCAAATCAGCACAGATGCAGATGGTTGCAGAGATGTTTCATAAAAATAAAATAAAAGATGGAGATGTGTTTTTAGTAGCAGATATTTTCTATCCAGGAATTGAAGCAATCCGCTATATGGCAGATTTACAAGATATAAAGATTAAGATTTACGGATTTAATTATGCAGGCAGAGCAGATGGTACAGACTTTGTGCAGAAATTAGGAGATTGGGCGGATTCATCGGAAGTAGCCTATCACCAAATCTGTGATAAAGTATTTGTTGGTTCGGAAGACCATAGAGAAAATATTTTAGACCATTTCTTTTTAGAAGACACTGATATAGTAGTTACGGGGTTAATTTGGAATTTAGATTATGTAAAAAAGATATATAAAGGTGGGGATAAAAAAGAGGATTTTATTATATGGCCACACAGGATTTGTAAAGAAAAGGGTTTTGAGGATTTACTAAAGTTTGCTCGTTTGACAAATAAGAAGATAGTTATTACTTCTTGTGGTAATCCAGTAAAGGTTAAGTTACCAAAAAACATAGAATACAAGTATAATCTAACAAAAAAAGAATATTACAAGATAATGTCCAGGGCTAAATATTATTTAAGTACAGCGTATCAAGAAACTTTTGGGTATACAGTTCAAGAAGCCATAGCCTATAGATGTGAGATTTTAGCCCCGTATCGAGCGTGTTATGAAGAAATGTTGCCCGATATAAATGTTTATTTAGAGATAATAGAAGCAATAGAATTAATGGAGTCAGGAAAATCTTTACTTGTTCCAATGAGATATACTGAGAAGTGGAATAATAATATTGAAAAGATAATGAGAATAATTAAGAAATAATATGCACATTTATCTCGCAGGGTTAGAGCAACACGATGGTACTCCTTTTATTGAGGGAGATGCGATTGTTAATGCTTTTATTAGTTATTACTATGTAAGAAGTAGGGGCAACAGTAAACGAATGCCTTCAATAAGGAAAAAAGTTAAAAGAGTAATTGTAGATAGTGGTGCACATTCATTTTTTGCGGAAACCAGCAAAGCTCTGTCCGCATCTGTGGTAGTTAAGAAGCACAAAACCAAAGAAACGCCCGAGATATATTTTCAGGAGTATAAAAAATGGATAAAAGATAATTGGGATTATTTTGATTATTATGTTGAATTGGATATTGGAGAGATTACAGGGCAGAAAAAAGTTCTTGCTTGGCGGGAAGAGTTGAAAAAAGAAAAGTTATTTAAAAAGTGTATAACCGTAGTTCACCCAGGTGTTGTGAGCTTTAAAGATTTTCAGCAAATGATGCTGGATAGTGAGAGCAAGTACTTAGCCTTAGAGGGGGATAGACCTAATAGACAGAGATTACCTTATAATCGTTGGCTAAAACCTGCGTATGAAAAGGGCATAAAGATACACGGGTTTGCAATGACTAAAATGGATGCTTTGAAAAAATATCCCTTTGCTTCGGTAGACAGTACTTCTTGGAAGGCAGGAATAGAATATGGTATTGGTAAAGTACTTACTGACAGGGGGTTAGAAAATATAAGATTTAAAGACCAAAAGAATTGTATCCGCATTAAAAATATTAATCATAAAGTTCATAGCCTAAACAAAGCCGAAAATAGATTTTATCGTTGTATGGTGTCTATAAAAGCATACCAGAAGATGGAACAATATTATACTAATCTTTGGAAAGTTAGGGGTGTGGATTGGAAATAAACTTATGCAATTACGAATTAATACAAAAACAATTAAGATTACTGAGTTAAAACCGAATGCGTGGAATCCTAAGCTAAAACCAGAGGATGATTTAGATGTTTTGCAACAATACGAGGAAGTCATTAAGTCATTAAAGACTTATGGCTTGGTTGACCCAATTTTAGTTAGAAGCGGAAGTCCGGGTAAGCCTTTCGGGTATTATGAAATTATAAATGGTTATCACAGATTCTTAGGTTGTCAGGAGTTGAAATATAAAGATGTGATAGTTAATGATTTGGGTGAAATAGATGACCAACAAGCTAAAAAGTTGACTATTGTTACGGAGGAAATAAAGATTCCAGTAGACCAAGTTAAATTGAGTGCTTTGTTAAAAGAGATGATGTTAAGTGAGGATTTAGACATACTATCAGAAGGGTTGCCCTATTCAAAAGAGTTAATTCAGAGTAAAATTGAATTATTGGATTATGATTGGAGTGATGAGGAGGGGGCAATGGGTGAACCGACAGGGGGCAATATGCCGAGTCATACAGAGGCGGGAGAAAATACCTTATTCTTAGTTTTTAAAGACGAGAAAGAAAAAGCAGTAGTTGAGAATTTATTTAATCTAATAAAGAGTGAACAAAAGAAGTCTACTATCTCTGATTCTTTAGTATCATTTGCACAATCTTATGGAAAAGACAAATAAACAATTGAATACACAATCTCCTGAAGAAGTGAAGTTGATTGCTCTGCCTAAAAGTGGTAAAGGCAAAGCGAGTGTTAATTGGGAAAAGGTAAAGATTGAATACTTTTTAAGTCCATATAAAGAAGTTAGGCGATTTTTACTTGAAGAAAAGAAATTTTCTGAAGGAAAGGCAAGTTCAGGCGAAGCGGTTCAAAAAACAACTGGTTGGTCAGTGGAAAAGGTAGATTGGGAAAAACAGGCATTGGAGATAACTTTACATAATCTGCGAGATTCCAAAGTAGTTGAAATGAGTGCTTTTCTTAAAGAAGAAAATGTGATTATTAAGCAGTTATTAAATATGACAAAAGTGGCGATGAATAATTTGATTGTTAAAGGTCAGTTAAAGGGGTTAAAGGGTAAGGCAATATTAGAGTTAAAGAATACTCAAGGATTTAAACAGGTAACGGATTCTGCATTGGAGATTTTAAAGTATGCTCGAGGAAGATTAGATATTCCTTTTGGAGAAGAAGATAAAGGTTTAAAAAATGCAGTTAATTTTAATTTTGATTATGTCAATTTAGATGAGTTTGACCCAGAAAAATTAGCAACTTTATTTACAAAACAAAATGCACGACCCACAGACAACCAATCAAATCAAGCTGATGATACTTCAGCAATACCAGAAGTTGCTCAATCATAGAGAGCAATGTGAGTTAAGTCGGGCAGAAATCTATGAGGAGTATCCAGTCGGTATTCAAGAATTCTTGAACAGCCCTTTATATTGTCCAGCGGCAAATCAAGTTCGTCCTGTGATTAAAAAGATGTTGATTGATATTTTTGATGGTGGTTACTTTGAAGCATTGATTATCGCAGGTATAGGGGCAGGCAAATCTTTTTTAACCAGTAAAGCACTTGAATATTTAACATATCAATTATTATGCTTAAAAAACCCACAAAGATTCTATAATTTAGCGGACGACAGCTCTGTTTATTTGGTCAATGTTTCTACAAATAAAGACCAAGCAAAAAAAGTTGTCTTTGGTGAAGTTAAGAACAGGATAGACCAAAACCCGTGGTTTAGGCAATTTCATCCCCCAAGCAATGATATTAAGTCAGAATTGAGGTTTGATAAGAATATTTCTATATTCCCGTTAGGGTCAAATGAGGCGGCACCGCTTGGGTTTAACATTTTTGCGGGAGTAATAGATGAGGCATCCTTTCATATTAGAACAAAGAATAAGGATTATGCAGAAGCCAGTCATAACCAAATGACAAAGCGTATTAAGAGTAGGTTTTTCAATAAAGGTAGAATGTTCACAATTACCTCTCCAAGATTTGTTTATGATTTTGCGGAGAAGAAGTTTGATAGTGATAAAAGCCCCAGTCTGTATAAAAAGCGATTAGCTATTTGGGACGCTATACCAAAAAGGCAATTTTGCGGAAAAATCTTTGATTTAGGGCAGTTCTTCCCAGAACATATTGGTAAGAAAGTGCCAACAGAATATTATGATGATTTCAAGAAGAATCCAGACTTAGCTATGAGAGATTTAGGGGCAGTGCCGAGTTTGGCAGTGCAGGCTTTCTTTAAAGATGCGGGAGTTATTCTTAGACACGCTAATAAGAAAAGACTTGACCCAGTCAAACCAGACGGAAAAGTTGCTAATTGGTTGAAGGCTAAAGATTCTGAAGCAAGATTTGTTCATTTAGATTTGGCTTTAGGTAAAGAAACAGGAGATGTTGCGGGTCTTGCAATGGGTAAATTCGATGGGTGGGTTGAGTATAAAAATCCTGAAAATAATAGAATGGAACGCAGACCAAAGATTTTTATTGACTTGATGCACGCTTTTGCGGCAAAACCAGGTAAAGAAATAGAATTTGCACAGATAAGAGAGTTCATTTATGAACTAAAGTCTCGCGGCTTTAATATCAGAAAGATTAGTGCTGACTCTTGGCAAAGTAAAGATACTTTACAGATTTTAAAGAATAAAGGCTTTCAAACTATGACTCTATCTGTAGATAAGAATATAGAAGCATATACTTATTTAAAAGAAGCTTTGCTTGAGAAAAGAATAAACTATTATGTGCATCCTATTTTTATCAGAGAGTGTCGTTACTTAGAGTTATTAGAAGGAAAAAAGGTTGACCACCCTATGGGAATGTCAAAAGATGTAGCAGATGCAGTAGCAGGTGTATCTTGGCATTGTAACAAGTCGGTGGGTGGCTTGGGTGTAGTTATTGCAGGCAACGCAGAAGGTAATCGTGCACCCGATGAAGTGAACTTTGCAAATTAATTTTTTAAAGAGGTTGGTAATATCAACTTTTATCTTTTTCTCCTTTCAGCAGGAGTAGCGGTAAAATTGATTTGCCCCTCACTTTAAGTAATTAATAATATTAAAGTAAATTTATGGCTAAACAATCATTTTTCAGAAGGTTTGTTTTAGATGTAGTTAAGAAGGATGTGACTAAGCAATTAGAAATTAGATTGGAACAAGAAAAGGTAAAGTGGGCAGAGGATACTGCTAAGGAATTAGTAAAAAAGAATTATTCATTGGGCAGAGTCGGTAATTATACTTCAACTGCTACGGGTGAGAAGTTCAAAGCGGCAGGATTAGACCCAAATAAGAAATGGAATTTAATGTATGATATTTTTTCTGAAGCTCCTGGCTCAACTCAATGTGCAGACAGAATTAGGTCGGCAGTAACAGGGGCAGGGTATTTATTACAGCCTGTGCCAGGTGGGCGTAAAGATAAAAAGGAGTTGAAGAAGTTAATTGAATTCTTTGACCAGCCAAACGAAGACAACACCATAGAAGATGTTGTTCAGAACATAGTAACTAATTATTATGCTTATGGTAATGCGTATTTAGAAAAGACCTATGCCGAGGGGAATGACGAAGGAGGAAGAGGGGAGATTAATGCTATTTATACCTTAGCAAGTGAAGACATTAAGATTTTGGTTGACGCAGATAAGAGAAAGGCAGGAATAAATATGCCTATCGGTTATGAATTATTTGTGGGGTTTGCTGATGGAGTTAGTAGAGAAGATAAAACTATTATCTATGAGTTAGATGAGGTAATGCACTTCCGCAGACCAGACCCAAGAGGAAGGCTCTATGGTAGGGCTATTTTTGAGGATAATCAATCAGTCATACAATTAATCTTACAGGCTTTGATTTATAATATTAAAACTTTTGAGAATTCTGGTAAACCGCCATTGAAGATTAGATTGCCCGAAGGAACAAGTTCAACAGAAGCAATAGAGTTTAGTGCTTTTTTTGAGAAGAACTTTCAAGGTATGCATAATGCAGGAAAGGCATTAATTCTATATAATAATGCAGATGCCTCTGCTTTAGGGCTTACTCCCGGTGATATTGAGTATCTTAAACTTCTAACCTTTGGGTTAAAGCAAGTTGCAGGAATGTATGGTGTGCCAATGATTATGATTAGTCAACCAGAAGGTAGTAATAGGGCAACCTCTTTTGAGGAGACTAAAAGTTTCTACCAAAGAGTTGTTCAACCATTAAGAAATGCAATTTGTAATAAAATTACCCAGCAAGTTATTGTTAATTCTTTTGATATAAAAGATTGGCGGTTAGATTTTCAAGATATTGATTTAGAAGATAGTACAAGCCG